CGTCAAACATGGTGTTGTGAGCCAGTACCATAGAGTTTCCCCAATCAAACTCCGTAAAGTATTCGCTAAGTTGTTCATGTGTTCCACTCGCCCATTCAGTAGGCCCGTTGTTCACTTTTATAGCTACGCCAATCACCTCAAATTGAGGGTCACGTACGTAGGATTCCGTTGTCATCTTACTCAATGAAAACTTCTTATCGTAGTACGTCTCGAAGTCTACCGTTATGAGATCCATAATCTATCCAGTAACAAGTTATCTGCAAAACCGTTAATTACCAAAGTCCACATTCTCAACAGTGTTAAATTTGGACTTTTTGGAGTTTCTAAAAATCAGTGGGGGCATCGCACCCCCTCGGTGTCAGTTATACTTCCTGTTTAGGCGGGCTTTAACACACTAGAAAGTTCACGCCATCTGAATTATTGTAGGTTGGCAATCTCACCACCGCACGCAAAGTACCCAGCACCATCGACCCAGTTGTCTATATGGTTAGGGTTCTGCTTGATTCTCGCTACCTTTAGCAACGCCATCATCACCGCTACATCGTGAGCTTTGACGGGTACGCCTAGGTGCACTGACCAGTATTGGGCAATACGTGAAAAGTTATCCTCCGCATCGCCATGATCTGCTTGTCTATCCTTGGTAATGTAGGCTTTCGCTACATCTAACAAGTTGCCCCTTGTTGCTAACGGCTGCGGCGGTATATCGTTATGTTCCTCATAACTTGTTTGTACCTCTGCACTTACTCCAGTGGATGGTACCAATACCGACGTTGCCGCTGCTGTCGATTCCGCTGCAATCTCTGCTTTAGCAGCCCTATACTCTGCTGCTTTAACTTGTTTACGTACTAAGTGCGCGTAGCTGGGACTACAATTAGCTTCCTCAGCTACCAAGCGTACACCCCAACTAGGGTGTTTTGCCATTATATCAAGTACCTTCCTTCTCTTATTCACATCCTTCTCCTAGAAATCGAACTCATATTGGTTAGGGTCATTGGACTTGGCTCCCAGTAGGAACATTACATCTGTCCAGTTACTCTCGTTTATCACGACGGCAACACCACCCACGGCAGCGATATCGTCGAGATTCTTTTGCTGTAAAGCTGTTGGTGTGTTCTTCCCAGCCTTACATTCAATACCAAAAAACTTACCGTTGTAGCACCCAACAATGTCCGGTACACCACTCTTACCGTACCCGCCTGTTGCAGGAAAGAAGTAGTAGGCACCGATCAACTTAAGCTGCTCGGTTACCTTGCGTTTCACTTTGGCTTCGGGGGTCATGCGTTCTCCTTGGGAACTGGTATCAAAGTGTTGCAGAAATCAAATGTTAGGGAACTCCCTAACAATCTATTCATCCTCTAGTTTTTGCTCGATCAATTTAAACAATCGATCAATGTTGCTGCTGATATCTTCAAGACTACGTGCCATGTTCTCCACAGCACGCACCACGTTTTCAGTCTGTTCATCGTTCATTGGTAGTCCTTATTGATAAACCCAAAACGTATTCTCGCTGATACGTTTACCTATACCCTCAACAGGCACGGTCGGTGGGTCAGTAGAAGTCATCATCAGTAGGGCAACCTTCTCTTGCATCCACTGCGGCAACTTATCTAACCCACTATACGTGTCTTCCACGTCACTGTCAAGACAATACATTCCAATACATTGCACTCGCACACAGTTTTTTCCATCGTCTACCATGACACGGTACATTGTGTCATACCCACCATCACTGGTTGACATAGAATACCCCGTCGTTCATGCGGATGCCCACACCGTCCACGTACTCATCCAGCTCACACATCATTAACACAGACAACTTACCGGATAAGTGTTCGGGCAACGTATCGGCAGTATATCGTTCTGCTGGTTCGGTAGAGACTTTGTAGTCCCAAGTATTATGCGCGTTCTCAAGGAATGTCACATCAAACATCTGTTGATCGTTGAGCATGTAGGCACGCACAAAGAACATGTGGACTTCGGATGTCTGCAACGCGTACTCATCAACCTCATTCAGGAACGCTGCTACCTTACTACCGAAATCGGCATCAACAAACTGATACCCACTGGCAACTACCGCACGTAGTTCGACTTGCAGTTGATTGTGTTGGGTGACTGCTTTTTGTGCGTCCTCGACTTTCTCTTGGTTCTCACGGTTCGTATCACGCACTTTACGTACAACGGGGTAGGCAAAACAATCGTTCAGCTCTTTGGGTGTGTACGGTCGTAGATGTGACAGCGCATTCTTTATCGCACGCTTGGGGTTCGTGCTCATCAGTATGTGGTGTTGGTCGTTATGGCTGCTGTACTTGTCGTTACTAATGGTGTGAGAATATACACCTAACGTGTTTGTACCAGACCCTTCAATCCGGTAGTCAGTGCAACCTACCCAACCCATCGCATACAGATCGCTTGGAAGGTACACGTACACCTTTCTGTGGTTGTTCGCATCCCTAGCGAACTTACACGTTGGTAACTTCTTCATAAGTCCTAACAGGAACTCTTCCCACCTGTCGTTGTCTTCTCTGTCATCAAACAGCCGCAACTTCTGCACTTCTTCGATTTCCGGTGTTACTTCTAGGCAACGCGCTTCTATCTCTGAAACTAATTTTCTTTTTACACTCATGTCGTCCTCCTACAGACTTGGTTAACTTGCTAATCCTACTGCTACTCCAACAATCCCATGATTCATTATCACAACCATGTCTTTACAGGTCATGGGTAACGTATCTTCATGGGGGTGTGTTTGCGTACGGTGCTTACTGGTTGTCACCGTAATCTTCTCAATGTTCTCATACCACGTACCGTCCTCCCAAATGAATAGCGGGAAGTGGTCGCCATAGGATGTCACGACATACCGATCCCCGTGATACTCTCCGTATAGGTTGTTACCTTGGAACGATTCCTTCCGCTGCACGTACTGCCGCGCTGTCACATTAGTTATCCTTGGTGTCATCTCTCTTCTCCTGTAATCTGGGATCTCCCCGTCGTTTAATTATGTTAGCCACGGTTACACGGCTCAAACCTACTATGTTGCCGATATGTTTACAGCTAAACCCTCGACTGCGCCGATCTATTACCTCCGTTTCCAACTCCGCACGGGTAGCGTACTTGCCGCTACTCAGGGGTCTACCCTTCTTCATGGGTTTGGTTGATTGGGGGTGTCGCTCCCCCATCATATAGATTGTCTCAGTCATACCTTTCCTCATAACTTGTTTTTGGCAATATGCACAACTTTGCCGCAGTCGGGCTTGGCTCGTTCAAAGTCGTAGATGGCCCACAGTATGGGACATGTCCACGTACCCCAGTCGAACACGTACCCATCGGTAAACACAATCACAGCTTGCGGGTTGATCTTGTGCTCGGTCATGTACTCGGACACACACCGCACGTCGGTACCACCGCCACCTGCTGGCTTGGTGCTTTGCACTAGGGTATCGGTTTCGGTAAGGTTGTATGTCTCATCGGCACACACCTTGGTATCCCAATACAGTAGTCGGATGCGGTCGGGTCGCACGTTGTCACACACTGACTTGATCTCGGATAGGAACGTAGTCAACTCGTGCTGACCGATAGACGCTGACGTATCAACAGCAACCACCAACTCACCCACACTCTGACTGATACCGCTAGGCATATACACGCCAGTAGATATGAACTTACGATTGGGTCGAGACCATGTTGAAAAGTCGTTACCAGCACACGTTGTACTGATGAACTCACGCAACACATCACGCCAATCAATCTGCGGTTTGAGTAACGCCTCAAGGTCACGGGCACCACCACTGCCTAGCTTACCGGCAACGAGTACACCCTGACGTATTGCTTCCTCAACCTCACGCTCAAGGTCACCCTTCTCTTCCTCGCTCAACTGCTCGGCTTCCTCCCAACCATGATCGTCAAGACTGTTACCCACACCACGCCCATCATCACCCTCGGGTAGCGAGTCATAGATCTTGTGGAATACTTGGGCAGTATCCATGCTACGGTATTGCTCATCGAACAACCCAACCTTGGGCATTTTGATAAACCCCTCGCCATTGTCACCGTCAACCAACTGTACGTTGATAACATAGTCACACGCGGCATTGGCTACCTGTGCATGTTTGTCATAGAGATGTTTCCACGTAGTCAAGTGCTGGTACATCTTGTGGTAACACTCGTGCAGTATCAGGAATCGCAACTCGGCATCGTTCAACCCATCAACAAACGCTCGGCCATACATCTCGTCACGTCCATCGGTACACGCAGTTGGGACGGTATCATCTACCGTCCGGTCACCAATCATCAGCACGCTGGATAAACCTACGTACTTGTCATGCGCCATGATAGCCATGACGGCTTTTTGTAACCGCTGTTCGGCGGTCAACGTCTGGTTAAGTGCTAACATATTTCCTCCCCTAGTTCTGATAACAACTTAGTGTGTGACGCATGAAGTACATTCAACTCGCATCTGAGTCGCTCGACCTCCAACCATAAGGCTTGGTCGCCGTGACGTAACCTGCTCCACCACCCCTGCGCTTTCGGCGTTGGTATTGGTTCGGCAGTAACGACAGGCTTGGGCTTAGTCTTAGGCTTGGGCTTAGTCTTAGGCTTAGTGTTAGGGACTTCCCTAACTGGTTCAGTCAAGACAGGCTCGGCAGTAACGATAGGTGTAAACAAGTCTCCCTGCGGTGTAATGCTACGCCTTCTTTTATCGTGTAGGGCAGGTGCGATTTCCCCACGTTTACGCAGTCTGTATACATGCACATCGATTGCCTTGGGTGTACGCCCCATCAATGCGCCAATCTCCTCATAAGACTTACCCTCTTCGAGAAGCTGTATCAGGTACGCGTTCAGTTCCGCAGTCCACATAAATTTCTTCTCTATAGGGTCTATAGCTTCTGCGGCACGTAGTGTACTAACCCTACCTGCTACCCCACCCCTAGTACGCCCTAACTTCTTAGCCATATACTCATGACTCTTACCGTTTTGGTGGTACCACAGCAACTCTATGTCTTCTTCCCTAGTCCAAGGCTTGCTCTTGTTTTCTACTCTTGCCATCTTTCCTCCTCCTTACTTGTCTGCTGTAAACAGATAGTTGTTGTCCATCGCCCACTGCGTGAACTTCTTGTTCTGCATGACGATAGCTTGTTTGGCGTACTTCTTACCGCGTACACCGTTAGCGAACACACCCTGCGCTTCCTTGGATAGGCGCAACATGTAGTCCATCCACTGGTCAACCCAATCACGTTCGAGTGTTGATAACACCTTATACACAACCATCATCACAGCGCCCGCACTGGTCGGCACAAGTGCAGATTGAGGGTCTGACTTGATCGAGTCGATGGATGGTAACTGATCGGCTAGTCTGGCAAATGCCATAAGGTCACCTGCGGCTGACCCACCGATGGTGCCAATGAGTAAGGACGTTAGTGTCTTGTCGTTGAACTGGTCGCGGACTTTCATCCAATCACTGGCCGCTTCGAGCGAACGCGGAGTCACAAACGCCGTACGGGTAGACCGTGGATGGAATATGTAGTCGTTGTCCTCGGGATCTTGCACATCGCGGAAGTCGGCAAACGCTTTGTCGTTGTTGCGGCACCACCCCAGCACTGTCGGGTCAATGTCGTTGTTGACACCCCACTCGATCCACTGTTCCCATGTCGGCTTGGTAGATTCAATCACCGTCAAGCGATTGAGTGCATGTGCGGGTAACATATCACCGACACCCTCAGCACCTAGGTTAGTTGTGGCAAACACAATACTGTCAGGATGCAGGGTATAGCTACCGATCTTACGTTCGAGCATCATGCGTAGCAGCGAGAGCTTGACCGCTGGATTCGCTTTACCGAACTCGTCAATCATTAGGATGATCGGCTTGTCATGGTGTGCACCCAACTCCTCGTTGGTCAGGTATCGCACGAACCCACTACCGTCATCCATGTGCATGATGTCAGGGATCGTCACGTCGCCCAGATCCTTAGTGGTCGTGTCGAAGTAACACGGGATGTGCTTGGGTTTTTCTACTGATAACATGTTAAGTAGAGATGTCTTACCCGTACCCATGTGACCCTGCACAAGTATGGTACGCTGATGACCACCAGCAATGATTGCTTGGGCGATCTCGTCTAGGTTTACCGCATACAGATTGGCTGATGTTGCCATGTTATGTCCTCCTTCATTGGACTGGTTGTTGTGTTAGGGAAATCCCTAACAAGTTTTGGTGAAACACTTGGGTAATGGGCACGAAATGTACCGGTGTCTTCGTAGAAGCTGATGTCACTACCGTTTATTCCTATGCACTCGGTTGTACTTGGCGTACGTCCGCGTATCAACGTGCTTGAAATAGTGCATCGTCTCGCTCGAATACATATACATATAGTGCCACTTTGCTTCCTCATCCATCCCGTTACGGATGGCATCCTCAAACGCATCTTTCGGGTGCAACACCGTGCGCCCATGCCTGAACCACAGTCGATCTTCTGCTTCGCTGTATCTCATCGCTCTAACTCCTTTTCTGGTTGCCTAGGTTGGTGCAGCTTTTACAAGTCTATGGTGGGTAAGTTACTGATAACGTCTTCTACCACCGCTTTGGTTTCGGCGCGGAGGTGCTTGTCCTCACGTAATGCCTCGGGTGATAACGGCATCCTACCCACA